CGCATCTCATCTCTACTGTTAGATCTTCAGTCTTACTATGCAAATAGCAATGCAAGCTTTTGAAAATAGATTTCTCAGTTAGAGCCCCCAAGTGTACGCCTAATTTAGGATGATAAACTGATGAGCATTTTAAAAACTCAAATTCATCCTCAGGTAAATAATCAAGAAGTTCACTCTCCTTGTCTGGCATAGTATATGTTTGACCATGTCTTGCCAAAAATTCTGAAACATTCTTGATAGTGAATTGTTCATATTCTCGATTTACAGAGCCTATGTTATCATCACCATATGTCATCAACGAGACGGCATCGCGAAAATTAATTCTTGTTCCGTCTGGTTTTGGGGGGTATTGTGTATAAAACACAGCACGCAAGTTCAAACTTCCACAGATACCATTGAGTACTGCAGTCAATGAATTGCCGCTAATATGTGATCCTTCAGTTAATCCAACTAAATCACCATTGAACGCAATAAGAGAATAAGCCAAATCTCCAGCCATAGCTTCCATAACTTTGAGATCCTCATCCTTATAATCACATTCTTTTGCGAAGTCAATCAAGATTCGCAAACCAGCAATAATCAATTGTGATGGTAACTTTTGATCATATTTTCCATAATCTCCACCAATAAGACTATCCATTCCATGCTTAGTAACATGTTTGTGGAATTGTTCCCATTCAGGACCATCCTTATTGATACCCACTGCACACTCAGATACAAGTGGATTCATCTGCAATACGCGTAATAAAGGTAAATAATATTTGCGCATGAGATATGTGAAAGAGATAGGATTGCCATAAAAAATACGGCATTTTTCTTTAGCCAAAACCTCATCCTTCTTACAGGCTTTAGCAATGGTGAACGCACGTTCACCCCTCCGGTAACAATCCTCACATCGCTTAATTTCATCCATAATTTTGGAATCAAGAATTCGATTATTGGGTTTATCCTCTGTAGGTTCAAGCTCAGTTATAAATCTTCGCTTTACACCTGTCAAAGGAAATCCGATGGATGTACTCAATTGAATAGCATCTATAAATCGGACACCGGTTTTACCACATAAATTTTCGTGGTCTGTTAAGGGCTTTGCACTTCTCCACATTTTATTTTGGAAAATTGGAATCAAAGCACTCTTGTAATCCTCCACAGCATAAATTAATAAATCATGAGGGTAAGGAATGGCTGGAACACTCATATTTTCTAAGCATTTTTGCCACCCAAACCATTCTGGTTTCATCTTTGGAGGTCCCCAAATATTGGGTTGGCCCATAACTTCCATAACTGCTTCACTTGTTGGAAGAACTCTGACCATTGAATGGGACGATGCCTCACCTGGGCATGACCCGAAATATTCCAATTGTGAATCCTTTGGAAGGAAATTCATTGGACTTTTGGGATGTAATGGTTTATCCGTAAGGACATTTACTCCCAAAACTTGCTTTTCAAAATGCTCTGCTGTACCAGTTAATAAAACACCTGGTATTTTGCGAAGCTCATCACAAGCCGAGATAGCTTGTGCACGGGATAATTTCCCGTAACATCCTTTTGGCTTTCCAGAGACTCCAC